CTGGTTTAACCACATTGACTAATCCTAAATATAAAAATCAATCAACTTTATCAGAAGGATTACTTTTAGAAGGTGGAGCATACGGACATATGGCACATCCATTTGATGATATGGATTTAACATTTGGCGATTTAAAAGATATTATTTCAAAAGCACTTAATGGTGATTTAGGAGTAGTTAGAGAAAAAACAGACGGCCAAGCTTTAGCAATAAGTTGGAAAAATGGTAGATTGATAGCAGCTAGAAATAAAGGTAATTTAGCAAACGCAGGAGCAAACGCAATGGGAATAGAGGATGTTGCATCAAAGTTCGGTGGTAGAGGTGGTTTAACAGATGCATACAATTTTGCAATGAGAGATTTATCTGCAGCAATAAGTGGATTATCCGATACACAAAGAAAAAAGATATTCAATGAAGGAAAGTGTTTTATGAATTTGGAAGTAATATGGCCTACATCGGTTAATGTTATTCCTTATGGCCAGGCATTGTTAGTATTTCATAATACAACTTGTTATGATGAAAAGGGTGTGGCAATTGGAGCAGATGGTGGAGCAGCGGGAACTTTGGCCGGAATGATTAAGCAAGTCAACGCAGATGTTCAATCAAAATATACAATCCAAGGCCCTCCAATAACATCAATACCAAAGTCAGACGATTTAAGTGCAAAGCAAGGTAAGTATTTATCAAGACTTAAAAAACTACAATCGGAATTTGGATTGAGTGATTCGGATAATGTTGCAGACTATCATCAAAGTTGGTGGGATTGGTGGATTACATCAAACGCACCTATTAAAGTTGACAAAATTACAAAAGAAGCATTAATTAGAAGATGGGCATTTGGTGATAAAGGGTTTAGATTAAATACAATATCAAATTTAGAATTACAAAAGTGGGCAACTACAAATGATAAAGTAAATGTTATAAAACAACAAAAAGACAATATCAAACCATTTGAAGAAATATTTTTAGGTGTAGGTGCAGATGTTTTAGAATTTGTTGGTAGTGTATTAACAGTTCACCCTGAAAAAGCAATTAGAGCAATGAAACAAAAATTTGTATCTGTTGCATCACAAGTTAGAAGTGGTGGAAATCCTGCACAAATACAAAAATTAAAATCAGAACTAGAAAGATTAAATAAATTAGGTGGTATTGAAAAGATAGTAGCAAATGAAGGATTGGTATTTGTTTATAATGGTAAAACATATAAACTTACAGGTACCTTTGCACCACTAAATCAGATACTTGGCATTTTTTACTCTTAATTTGATATATATTATAATAATAAACAGTTACAAAAAGGAACATTAGTATGGCAAAAAGAAAAAGTTTTGATGAAAAAAACAAAAATATTCACAAATCTCGTAAACTAATTATAGATACGGTATTTGGTAGAGAGGATAATACTCAAAGAGTTCATGGTTACGAAGGTGATGTAGAACAAAAGAGAGAAGTTGGAGAAGTGTGGACTGATAAAGATGGTAAGGAGTGGGAACAAAAAGAAGGTTATAAAACCAATGTTTCTATGATGGATGATGTAAGAGCATTTTTAGATAAACTAAATACATGCTCTTCTAAAAATTGTAAAACTATTGCTTATGACAGAATAGATAAAAAAATAATTAGAAAAACAGGAATGTGTTTAGATTGTTTGCAAAAATTTGAACAAGGATTAAAAACAGACGGAACATATCCATTCTATGAAGATTATAAAATTACACAAAATAAATTGGCATATGCAAGGGAGATGAAAGTTAGATGGGAGGAAGCATTAACAGGAATCAAACAACAAATTGAACAAGTTACAGAAGACGGTAGAGTTGAAAAGTGGACATGGGATGTAGATATTGAAAAAGTAAAAGCAGACATAAAAAAAGATATAGATGAAGCTTATGATGCAATAGAACAATTGTTACTTCGTAAAGCGGCATTAGAAAAAAAATTGGTTGAATTAAATCATCCAGAATTAGTAAAAAAATAAAAATTATGAAAAAATTATTAAATTTAAAAAACATTGCAATAGCAGTATTAGTTGTAATTGTATTATTAGAGTATTTCAATCCGGGTGGTAAAATGCCAGGTAGAAAAATTATCATTGAAGGAAAAGCATATGAAGTTATTAAACATGACATTGACACAATTGATATAGTTAAAACAAAAGTAGTAACTAAAAAAGGTGAAGACATTTATCATGAAACAATTAAGGAAGTAATTATTCCTGCAATTGTAGATACTCAAGCTTTATTACAAGACTATTTTGCAAAGAACATTTATAAAGATACATTACAATTACCAGATAGTTTAGGAACTGTATCTTTAATTGATACTATTACTCAAAACAAAATATTGGGTAGAACTTTCAACGCAAGTGTTAAACAAAGAACTATCAAAGAAACTACAATTGTAAAAGAATTACCAAAGACTAAACTATTTTATGGTTTTGAAGGTGGATTCAACAAAGCAGATGTAGTATCTCATTTAGGATTTGGTGTTTTAGTTAATACAAAGAAAGATAAGATGTTCCATTTAGGATTGGGTGTTGCAAATAGAACAACCGATGGTACAAGTGGTACTTTGGCACCTTACATTGGTGGTGGTGTATATTGGAAATTGAAACTTAAAAAATAATGGGAGTTCAAGGGCAACCTAAGAAATCATTAAAAGAGATAATAGCTGAAGAATATCGTAAATGTGCGTTAGACCCCATTTACTTTATGAAGAAGTATTGTATTATTCAACATCCGGTGAGAGGTAAAATACCCTTTCACCTTTTTCCATTCCAGGAAGATTGTTTAACTGACTTTAAAGATAATCGTTTAAATATTATTCTTAAATCTCGTCAATTGGGTTTATCAACTCTATCTGCAGGATTTATTCTTTGGAAAATGTTATTCAACCAAGACTTTAATGCATTGGTTATCGCAACTAAAGTAACCGTAGCAAAAAACTTAGTTGAAAAGGTAAGAGTAATGCACGACTTACTTCCTATTTGGTTAAGAGATGGTGGCAATAGTTCAGTTGAAGACAATAAACTTTCCCTTAAATTAAAAAATGGTTCACAAGTAAAAGCAATCGCGAGTTCTCCAGACGCAGGTCGTTCGGAAGCCTTATCACTATTAATTGTTGATGAAGCTGCATTTATTAGAGATATTGATGAAATTTGGTTATCGGCACAATCTACATTATCAACAGGTGGTGCTGCAATCGTATTATCTACTCCAAATGGTGTGGGTAACTGGTTTCATAAAATGTGGGTAGATGGTGAAAGTGGTGCAAACGGATTTAATAATATAAATTTACATTGGACAAAACATCCAGAAAGAAATCAGGCATGGAGAGATGAACAAACTCGTATATTAGGAGTTAAAGGTGCATCTCAAGAGTGTGATTGTGATTTCGTTGGTTCAGGTGATACAGTAATTGACCCAGCATTATTAACTTGGTATAAAGATACATATGTAATGGACCCGGTTGAAAAAACTGGCTTTGATGGTAACTATTGGAAATGGGAACATCCAAATTACAATAGAGCATATATGGTAGTTGCCGATGTCGCGAGAGGTGATGGATCGGATTATTCTACATTCCAAGTTATTGATATTGAAGATAGTTCACAAGTTGCAGAATATAGAGGTAAAATAGAAACAAAAGATTTTGGAAACTTCTTAGTTGCAGTATCAACTGAATGGAATAACGCACTATTAATTATAGAAAACTCAAATGTAGGGTGGGCAACTATTCAACAGGTAATTGATAGAGGATATGGTAACCTATTTTATATGAGTAACGACTTAAAATATATTGATGTTGAAAAACAAATGTCCAATAAATTTTATAGAGATGAAAAAAAATTAGTTGCAGGATTTGGTACAACAATAAAGACAAGACCACTTATCATTTCAACATTAGACACATATATAAACAATAAAGACATCCTCATTCGTTCTCAAAGACTTATAGATGAACTCTTTACATTTATTTGGAGTGGTGGTAGAGCTGAAGCAATGAAGGGTTATAATGATGACTTAACAATGGCATTAGCAATTGGACTTTGGGTTCGTAATACAGCACTTCGTTTGAAACAAGAAGGAATTGATTTAACAAAGACAATGTTAAACTCAACACAGGTAAATCAATATACTGGATTTGTATCTACGGGTAACCTAAAACAAAATCCGTATGAAATGGATATGGGTAAAAAAGGCGTAGAAAATTTAACTTGGTTAATTGGTTAAATTCTTTATATTTATATAGTGAAACTATTGTAAAATGAACGAAGACTTAAATAAGTGGTTTAAAGAAAAATGGGTAAACATCGGCAAAAAAGTTGATGGTAAACACCCACCATGTGGCACTTCGGGAGAAAAAAGAGGTTATGCAAAATGTGTTCCTGCAGCAAAAGCTGCCGGAATGAGTAAAAAAGAAAAAGAAAGTGCAACTCAAAGAAAAAGAGCTGCACAAAATGATGCAGGTAGAGGTGGTAAAAGTAGTAGTGGACAGGGTAAAGCACCAATAAATGTTTCTACTAAACCAAAAAATGAAGATTGGAGTAAAAAATATAAAAGTAGTATAGATTGTAATAATCCAAAAGGTTTCTCTCAAAAAGCACATTGTCAAGGAAAGAAAAAAAATGAAAATATGAATATAGAAGAAAGACTAAATTTATTTTTAGAAAAGAATTGTCCAACGGACCCAGGTAAATGGTCTGCATCTAAGTCTGCAGCAAAATCTAAATTTGATGTATATCCATCTGCATACGCAAACGGATGGGCAGCAAAAAATTATAAAGGTAAAGGTGGCGGATGGAAAACTTGTAGTGAAAATGTAGTAAACGAAGTAACAGGTAAAGAAGCAAAAGAAATTGCTAAATTAACGGGTACACGTGATAGTATAGTACAAAAGTTTATAGATGATTTTAATTTGAATGCTAAAAACCTTTTTAACTTTATAGCTAAAGGAAAAGAAAAAGTTAGAAAAGATTTCGCAACCGCAATGTCGGGTAGACCTGGTAATAAATATCAAGGTGATTTTGTAGGTATGTTTGGAGAAGGTGTAGTAAACGAAGCTTGTTGGGAAGGATATAAACAAGTTGGTGGTAAAATGAAAAATGGTAAAATGGTTCCAAATTGTGTTCCTATAAGTGAGGATATCAATAGTGATGATGATGTTAATAACGGATTGGTTGAACCTGAAGAATATGATGTTGAAGATGAGGATATGGTAGATTTTATTTCTTTTATGAGAAATTATAGTAAAGAATTATCAGAAGCCAATTGTGGTTGTGTTTATGAAGCAGAATATCAGGGTAGAGAAGTTAAGTTGGGTAAACCAATGCAAGGTGATGTTAAGAAATTCAAAGTATATGTAAAGAACCCTGCAGGTAATGTTGTTAAGGTAAACTTTGGCCAAAAAGGAATGAAAATTAGAAAATCAAACCCTGCAGCTAGAAAATCATTTAGAGCAAGAATGAATTGTGATAGTCCAGGACCAAGACATAAAGCAAATTATTGGAGTTGTAGGAAATGGTAATATTTGGAAATACCAAATATTTTCCGTATATTTAGAAAAATAGAATTATATAAAAATGGCAGATAAATCAATATTTAGTAGGTTACAGAAATTATTTTCAACAAACACTATTGTCCGTAAAACGGAAGATGGTGTTAAAGTTATTGACACGGATGAGTGGCAGAATATGACCACAAACTTAGTTGACCGCTTTATGAAAATGAAAGTGACAAACTATGGTACAGGACAAACAGCATCATCAATGGCATATCAACAAGTTAGAATTGATTTGTTTAGAGATTATGATTCAATGGACTCAGATCCAATCTTATCATCAGCATTAGATGTATATTCGGATGAAACAACTGCAAGAAATGAAATGGGTAATGTTTTAAAAATTCATCATGAAGACGACCAAATAAAACAATTATTAGAAAATTTATTCTATGATATTCTTAATGTAGAATTTAATTTATGGCCATGGACTAGAAACTTAGTTAAATATGGTGATTTTTTCCTACAATTAGAAATAGCAGATAAATTGGGTATTGTAAATGTAATGCCACTATCAACATATGAAGTTAGTAGAGTAGAAAATTTTGACCCAGAAAATCCTCAAAGAGTTAAATTTATATATGCACCATACCAAAACCCATCCGGTGGTTATGGTCAAACTCCAAAGAAAGAATTTGAAAACTATGAAATAGCTCACTTTAGATTAAATTCTGATTCAAACTTTTTACCTTATGGAAAATCAATGATAGAAGGTGCAAGGAGAGTTTGGAAACAATTGATGTTAATGGAAGATGCTATGTTAATTCATAGAGTAATGAGAGCTCCTGAAAAAAGAATATTCAAAATTGACGTAGGTAATATTCCACCAAACGAAGTGGATAACTACATGCAAAAAATTATCAATAGTTCTAAAAAAGTTCCATTTGTAGACGAAAGAACCGGTGATTACAATTTGAAATACAATATGCAAAACCTTATTGAAGATTATTATATGCCGGTAAGAGGTAATGATAATGGTACTTCAATTGATACTCTAAAAGGTTTGGAGTACAATATGATTGATGATATTAACTACTTAAAAGGTAAGTTAATGGCAGCATTGAAAATTCCAAAAGCATTCTTAGGATATGAAGAAGACGTAAATGGTAAAGCAACTCTTGCAGCACAAGATGTTAGATTTGCAAAAACAATTGAAAGAGTACAAAGAGTATTAATTTCAGAATTGACTAAAATAGCAATCGTACATTTATATGCACAAGGTATTACCGATGATAGATTGACTGATTTTTCTTTAGAACTTACAATACCATCTAAAATTTACGAACAAGAACAAGTTGAGTTATATACTTCTAAAGTTGCATTAATTCAATCAATGCAAGCAACTAAAATGTTCTCAAAAGAGTGGATGTATGAATCCGTAATGAAACTTGCAAAAGATGAACAAGATACAATGACATTACAAGTATTAGATGATACAAAACAAGCATTCCGTTTAACATCAATTGAGACACAAGGTGTTGACCCTGCAAACGAAACGGGTACCGATGAACCAACTAATGTAGAAGAAGAATTGGACAGACTTAAATCGGAATTAGAAGAAGACGATAAAGGTGGTAGACCTAAAGACCCCGTTAGATATGGCAAAGATGACCATCCACAAGGTAGAGACCCATTAGGTATTAAGACTCTTAAACAAAAAGAAGGATCTGTAAAATACAAAGCAAGAGATTCATATTTAGAGATATTTAAAGATATGGACGGAAATAAAAAGACTATTTTAACAGAAGACAACACAAAATAGTAATAAACCAATAATAAAATATATTTATATCAGAATAATTGTATAATTTAATGAAAAAAATAAAACATTCAAAGTTTAAAAATACGGGATTCTTATTTGAATTATTAGTAAGACAAATTA